TTTATATATTTAGGTATAAATTTCAAACAAACCAATAAAGGTCATAAAGGAAGAAATAATACAAAAAGTTTTATAAATGAAAATATCACACGAAGTACCCCGCTGTTTACTCACAGCATCAGAAGGATTCAACGATTATTCATACTGCTTACCCCACTTACTAGACATAGACGAGGAGTATAAAAATTTCTTTTATGAAGAAAAACGTAAGGGTAGATATATTATTATGGATAACTCTCTACATGAATTAGGAGAAGCATATGATTATAATAGGCTACGTTATTGGGTTAATGAGATAGAACCTGATGAATTTATAGTACCAGATGTTTGGATGGATGGAGCTATGACTGCTGCCCAAGCTAAATATTGGAAACAATTTACATACCCAGAAAACACTAAAATTATAGCTGTAATTCAAGGTAAGGACAAAAATGATGCTTATTTATGTGCTAGTTTATTGGTAAATCTAGGTTATGATAAATTATGTGTTTCATATGGAGCAACTTGGTATAATGATTTTTTCCCTCATGACAATGAAGATATGGGTAAAGCATTAGGTAGAGTAAGATTTGTTCAAGGTTTATTTAAGTTAGAACAGTTAAAGGATGTTAAATTCCACCTATTAGGATGTGCTATACCACAAGAGTTTGGTTGGTATAATGGTAATCCTAGGATTGAATCTATAGATACTTCTAATCCTGTGATGTCTGCTTTAGAAGGGATTGAATATAAAGCATATGGTCTAAACCAAAAACCATCCGCAAATATGAATGATCATTTTGAGGTTAGTTTCAAAGACATCGAATATGGGAGTATTCTTTACAATATAAATAAGTTTAGAGAAATAAATGGATACAAACCCTACCCAGAACATACCTTTTATAAATCAAATTAAATAAAAACAAGCGTTGGCCTATACGCAAAATACCTGGCAGTTATAAAATAAATAAATTATGAATAAAGTTAAAAAACATTGCGTAATTAGTCTGAGTGGGGGCATGGACAGCAGCACCCTATTATTAAGAGCATTAAAAGAGTATGACACTTGCACTGCAATCAGCTTTGATTATGGGCAAAAACACAGGGTAGAATTAGAACGAGCACAAGAGCTTGTAGACTATCTAGGAGAGAAGGGGTTGAAGGTAACTTACAGTCAAATTAAACTAAAGGGCCTAGCACCCTTACTAAACTCAGCACTAGTTGAAGGTGGAGATGAAGTACCAGAAGGACATTACGAAAATGACAACATGAAAGCCACCGTAGTGCCTAACAGGAATAAAATATTTGCATCTATTGTTCAAGCCGTAGCACTATCAGTAGCAAACAGAACAGGAGAAACTTGTGATATTGCTTTAGGTGTGCACGCAGGTGACTTTGAGGTTTATCCTGATTGTAGACAAGAATTTAGAGATGCAGATGATAAGGCATTTCGTGAAGGTAATTGGAATGCTGAAAAAGTAGGATATTTTACACCTTATATCAAAGGTAATAAATTTACAATATTACAAGATGGAGAAAAATTGGTTGATCAACTCGGTTTATCATTCGATGAAGTATATAAAAGAACAAATACTTCATATAAGCCTTATCCTTCGGGAAATAGCGATTATAAGTCTGCTTCTTCTGTTGAGAGGATTGAGGCTTTTATTGATTTGGGGAGAAAGGACCCTGTGGTTTATGAGGATGAAAGTGGAGTGGTTCCTTACGAAGTAGCAGAAGCACACGTAAAACAAATACTTGCACAACACGGTAAGTAAATCCAGGAAAGTACAAGGGGGTCGAGGTTCGAGCCCTTGTAGGACAACAAAAGTTATAATATGAAACAGTTTTTAAATTTTCTTATAGTTTGGATTAGCCAAAATTTAGCAATACCTTTTTGGGTTGTAGGACACATTCATTTATCAATTCATGATTTTCATGATTTGGTAGAAATTGGGGCTTCAATAGGAATGAATTTGATAGTAGCAATTGGTTTTATCTTAGATTATAAACAAAAGGCTTAAATTTAGTTACCGTAGATATCTTTTGTATATTTATGGGTAGGAGGTAATAGAATGTTTATTATTGCCTAGATACGTCCTCTTAGCTCAGTTGGTAGAGCAGCTGATTTGTAATCAGCCGGTCGTAAGTTCGAACCTTACAGAGGGCTCCATAAATGAGATACTATCAACTAGTATAAAGGATAAGTATGACGATACGACATATAAGTGGACCGGGTGGAAGCTTATAGATAAAATCGATACTAGTATGTGGTTACTTGAGCCGGTCACCGTAAATCTCTTAATCAGGCTCAAGCATCAACTGCTTCCTTAGTGTAAGGGTAGCATGAAAATATAAATCGCGGAGTAGAGCAGAGGTAGCTCGTTGGGCTCATAACCCAAAGGCCGGGGGTTCGAATCCCTCCTCCGCTACTAAGCCAAGTTCTATTCTTGGTAGGGGTACAAATTTAATTTCCCAATATTTCCCGAACTAAACTTGGCTACCACATATATCTTTCGTATATTTACGTGTAATATGAAAATCGATACCAAAGTTATAGAAGAAGTTTTGCGGAGCGTAGATAGGGAGGCAAATGGTGATCCTGACTTCGAGCAATATATAGAAGACTTTATAGATGAGTTAAAAAAACAGCAGAAAAGAAGTAACAAAAGTAGAGTGTTGGGAAGAGGATTGGGAGAGAACAATAGTAGTAGAGACAATTGCAGCTGTAATAATTGCAGATGAATAGTATAGAAGATATGCCAATAAGAATAATAAAAAGCTGTAATACAGAAGGATATTGGGTAAATGATAAATTCATATTAAATGATAATATACATTTTCATGAAAAAGGAACTAAATTCACAACAGAAGAATTAGAGGCATTAAATAACTTTATAGATAACGATAATAAATAATTAGGACATATGGATAAGTGGTTTGGGTTTTGTATTAATTTTAAATATCCACATGAAGGTTTTTGCCTAGGAATAAGCATAGACTTTTTTGAGGAGGAAGAAAAAACACCATGGAGTAGTATAGTAGTTAGAATTTTATTTCTAACATTAACCTATGATTTTGGATTTGGGGATGAAAATAAACATATATATAACAATCATAATATATAACATGAGTAAAAACAGCAGCAAGATAATGTACACACAATTAATGGAGTGGTTACCAACATTGAAATCTAAACTTAAAAAACCGGTTAGATCGAATGATATAACACAACAACGACGAACAAGTGATTATAAGGTACGAATCAAAAATATAGGATAAATACTAAATATGAGTGAATTCAACGAAACAGACAAAATGTGGATATGTAGAGAGTGTGGTGGTTTGAATGCCTCATGGAGATCATCATGTGGAGGATGTGACAGAGATAAACCCAAGAAAATGAGTAAAAAAGAATATTTAGATAAAAACACAGTATCTCAAAGAAAATTTGAAACAGATACAACTCCATTAGATGAAGATGAAAAGCGAATGAATAATATAAATGCCTATGGGGATGATGATTGGGCAACACCCCCACCATGTAATGATTACCAACCTCCCCCTAATAAAAAAACCACACCAGATAAAACAAAATGGCATACATTATCTGAAGAACTACCAGCCTATTATACACCCATAACTTTAGAATTAAAAGAAGGAGGAACTGTAGAAGCTCGGAGAGCAACAGACGGGGAGTTTAATGTTTGGACAAAAAGTAACTATAATAAGAAATACGATGATTTCTTCCCATATAAAGCACCACACCAGGTATATTTCGATGGAGATATAGCTAGGTGGACTTATTATATACTTTAAATAAATAACAATATGAAAATACCAAAAGAAATAAAAGTAGGTAGAGTTACTTATGAAATAACTCGAAATGAAGATGATGTGTTTTTAGGAGATCACGATATTACTAAAACAAAGCAGATCCTTAATATAACTCCAGGTATGAAATCTGATAAAGAACGAAATGTATTTTTTCATGAATTAACACATGCTATATTCTACCAAGCAGGTGGATTCATGGAGTATGATAATGAATATCTCGTTCAATCAGTTGCAAATATATTAGATGAATTATTTGAGCTAAAACCTGACTTCGAGCAATATATAGTAGAGTGTTGGGAAGAGGATTAGGAGTAAAGAAGTAACAAAAAAATAAAATAGGTATATTTATATACCACATATTAACAGTAAAAACAACTAATGGTATTAACTCTAAGAACAAGATACGCTGACCGCAGACGCAACAGTATCTACAGTATAACTAAGAGAGTAATATGGAAGACACAGAGTCGCCATATTGCTTAAAAGGTAGTAAGTAAACATATTAAATAAAGGTTATGATAAATAGGAAGTCATTAGTCTTAGATTCGAGTTACGTAGCACGGTCTATAATTTCAACAGAGAGAGCATTCGTAATATCCTATAAAGGTAACGCTGATATAGTGCATACCTATGAGGAGAGCTTTGGCTTAGTTAACCCTAATCTATACATTAAGAAACCTTCAATTATCAAAATAATTTGGTTTACTTAAAAATAGTTCGTATATTTATCGTAATATAAATAATAAAACAAATATGGCAAAAATCATTTATTTTACAGCCCCCTGGTGTGGACCCTGTAAAGCACTAGGTCCAGTAATGGATAAATTGAGTTTAACACTCCCCGTTCATAAGGTCAACATTGACAAGGATACTGAAAAATCAACAGCATATTCCGTTAGGAGTGTACCTACATTAATTAAAGTAGATGACAATAACAACGAAATTAAAAGAATGGTTGGTAATAAATCTCAACAAGAAATCTTAAACTGGTTCAATGGGTAAATTTCAATCAAGCAAAGTATTTGATGGTTTTAGTACAGTATCCCGCCAATGGAAAGCAGAAGATACCCCTTATAAGTTTGTTCACGGTTATGAAATCTCATTTAAAGTTTACTTTGAAGGGAAATTAGATGGTAGAGATTGGGTTTGGGATTTTGGGGGAATGGAAAACTCCAAAACACAAATAGACAATAAAACCCCAAAAGCCTGGATGGATTATATGTTTGATCACACTATGATTATAGCAGCCGACGACCCTGAACTCCAAGCATTTCAACAGATGGATAAAGCAGGTGTAGCACAGGTAAGAGTAATACCATCTACGGGTGCAGAAAAACTTGCTGAGTATATTTACGATAAAATGAATGAATTTATCAAATCCGAAACTGGCGGTAGGGTCAGAGTTACTAAGGTTAAGTTCATGGGAAATGAAAAAAATGCAGCCTATTTCTGCGAATAAAGTTATAACAGTGAATAAACAACCACTTAAAAAAATTTCTTAATGAAACACAAACAATTAAAAAGAATACCAGACTATAATAAGGTTTTACCTATTCTAGAAGTTTACACAGCAGTCCAGTCAGAAGGAAGCCGATCAGGTTATCCTACTGTTGTAGTTAGAACAACAGGATGCACACATCGATGTTATTTCGGTGAAGGGGGATGGTGTGACTCATTTTATACTTCAATACACCCAGAAAAAGGTAAATACAATTTTCAATCAATAATTGATATGTATGAAGTTAACCCCCATATAAAAGAAATGATGTTAACTGGAGGGTCTCCAACTATGCATCCTGCATTAGTAAACGAATTAACACATTTTGCCCATGAAAACAATATATTTATCACTATTGAAACTGAAGGAAGCCATTTTTTACCAACTGACTATCCTATTAATTTGCTTTCTATTAGTCCTAAGTTTTCCAATAGTGTACCTGTACTTGGGGTATCTACACCTCAAGGAAAAATTACAGATGAAAGGATGATTAAACAACATAATAAGCTTAGACTTAATTATGATGCAATAAAACAATCAATTGAATATCATTTAGATTACCACATAAAACCCGTTTGGGATGGCCAAGATGAAGGAGCATTAGAAGAAATTATGGGGTGCATTAAAATACTAGACGTACCTAAAGATAAGGTATGGTTTATGCCCGCTGGAGATTCAAGAGAATCATTATTTAAATCATATCCAGTATTATTTGATTGGGTTAGAGATAATGGTTATAGAATGACTTGGCGTCCACATATAATAGCTTTCCAGGCTCAGAGAGAGGTGTAATAACGTTTAAAAAATTACAATAAAACAAGTGGATAAGCAAGAAGCTCTTCGTATATTGGAGGAAATAGAGGAAAACATCAATGTCTGTTGTGCTATAACAATGGAACCAGATGAGGTATTAGTTTTAATAGATAAAATAAAAGATTATATAAATGGGTGAAGTCAATAAACGTAGAAAAATACACAAACAATTAGAAGTAGTAAAAGAAGGTTTTGCCAATGGTGTAGCCCCTGGATTCCCTCTAAGTACTGAAGAAAAACAAGATATGATTGAAAATGCAGCTTTAGCTTTTGGTCAGTTTCTAGATGCCTTAAAGTGTGATTGGAGAAATGACCCCAACTCCATGGAAACACCCCAACGGGTAGCTAAATCATATGTAAATGATTTGTGGGCTGGTAGGTATACAGCAATGTCACCAATAACTTCTTTCCCTAGTGATGGCTATGATGGTATTATTATTGAAAGAAATATCCCACTAACTTCAATGTGTTCCCATCACCACCAAACCATTAAGGGGGTTATCCATATTGGATATATAGCAGGTGAGGAAGGTCAAGTAATTGGTTTATCTAAACTAAATAGAATTGTAGAATTATTTGGTAGAAGAGGAGCAATACAAGAACAATTAACATCCGCGGTCCATAATGCAGTAAAAAAAATTACCGAGGGTAACAAAGGTGTTATTGTAACTATAGTAGCAGAACACTCATGTGTTGGTTGTCGTGGTATAAAACATCAAGGGGCATCAATGGTAACAACCAAGGCATCTGGGGTATTTTCGGACAATACAAACTTAGCTCGTAAAGAGTTTTTTGATTCATTAAAAATAAACAATGGAGGACGTAGTATCTAAAATATACCTTGAGTGGGAGATAATTCATGATTTAGTGGGTATTATCTGTAAGAAGATAATAAATGAATATCCAAACATTGACTCAGTAATGGGGGTACCTAGAGGGGGGTTAACTCCCGCGGTTTTAATTTCCCATCGATTAGGTATACCTTGGACTGATACAATCCAACCTAATACTTTGGTAGTTGACGATATTTGCGATACCGGTAAAACTTTAGAAGAAGCCCCAGGGGTTTATACAGCTGTATTACATTATAAACCTCATACATCATGTTTTGAACCTAATCTTTGGGCTAATTTACACGAAGGAGATGAATGGATTATTTACCCTTGGGAGAGATATGATAGTGAAGCAATACAAGATTATTTAAAATAAAAATTATGCAGTTAAAATTACAATTCGATGTCCCATTTGTAAATGAAGTGGAAATATTTAACAAAACCTTTGGTAAGCCTAACAACTATGAACCCACCATACCTGAAAAGAAAGAATGGCAATTCGTATATGACTTCATACTCGAAGAGTTAGAAGAATATAGAGTAGCATGTGAAGGGGGGGATATTGTTGAAGTTTTAGACGCTCTGTGCGACATTGCTTATGTTTCATTAGGGAATGGTACTATGTTACACGGTCTTAAGGATAAGATATGGCCTGCATATCAAGAAGTACAAGGTTCAAACATGTCAAAATCTTGCAAGACTGAGGAAGAAGCAATACAAACTGTCATAAAAAGAAGTGAGGAGCAAGGTACGCCCTGCCATTTTGAGAAACTTGAGGAAGGACGGTATATTGTCTACAGAACATCAGACCGAAAAGTAATGAAGTCAATCAACTATTTTAAACCAGACTTAACACAATTCTTCACAACCGGAGAAATCGAAAATTGTTTCCCTAACACTGACCCAGGAACTATAATTTAAATGCATTTCAAAGGAGATAAGTATTAAATATCGTGGTTACCTCAGGGAACTTTCGTATATTTATGTAAATAAATAGGTTATAATATGTACAAAAAGTGCTACTCTACTAATATAGGAAAGAATAGATGTAAAATCCATTTATGGGATGAGAATGGCTATGATGAAATTGAATGGCATAACCCCGCCTATGTAGAGGACCCTGAAGGTAAGTTTAGAGGTATTAATGGTGAAAAATTAACCAAAACATATAAGTGGGATAAAAATACACCAAATATCCACTTCCACGATATGAAACCACACCAGAAATTCTTAATTGAAAGGTATGGGGTGGATGATACCCCTTCTACGGGCCACAGGGAAGTCTTTTTTGATATTGAGTGTGAAATAGGTGGGGCATTAACCGAAGAATATATCGAAAGGGCACCAATGCCTATTACCTCAATTGCCTGGTATGATAAGCAGGAAGACTATTGGTCTATTCTTATTCTAGATAAAAAGAACCAATTAAAACATACTAAAACTGGGAAAAACAAAAATAAAGAAATTATACCGGTTAGAACTGAAAATGAGCTACTAGGTAAATTCATTGAGAAGATCCGGGATATGGATCCTGATATTCTAGTTGGGTACAACAGTGATTATTTTGACATACCTTATTTATATTACAGAATGTGTAATGTTTTAGGTAAGGAATTTGCAGATCACCTATCACCCCTTGGTAAAGTAAATTCTAAAAAAAATAACAAATATTGGTTTAAAAGAAATCAATATGTTGAGATTATAGGTATAGAATCCCTAGATTATATTCGTTTACATAAAAAGTATAGTTGGAAGGATGAACCAAGTTGGAAATTAGATGCTATTGGTGAAAAATATGTTGGTGTAGGTAAGGTTGAATATGAAGGGAATTTAGACCAACTGTTTGAAACTGACATACATAAATTTATTCAGTATAACTTTGTTGATGTTGAGATTTTAAAATTATTAGATGAAAAACTCCAGTATATTGCTTTAACTAAGAATTTATCACATAAGGGTAAGCATAATTATAGTGAAGTATATGCTAATACCGTATCTCAAGATGGAGCTATTTCAGCTTATTTATTATCTCAAAATATAATCCCACCAAGAAGAGATGAACACCCAATTCATAAGAAAAATTATGCAGGAGGATATCTTTTTTGCCCAAAAGCAGGATTGTATAAGTATATGTTTGATGAGGATTTAACATCACTGTATCCATCTATAATAATGTCAATTAACATAGGTAAAGAAACTCTCAAGGGTCGTATTATAGATGCAGATGACCGTAATAATAGATTGGGTCTTAACGATTTAATGGAACGAGATCCTGAAGAAGAATTATTAGTTGAAAACAAACATCGAAGACAGGCTTATGTGTCTGTAAAGAAATTAATTCAGATGATCAAAGAAAATAATTTAGCTATATCTGCTAACGGTGTATTTTTTGAAACTGATAGAGAATCAGTATTATCTACAATTTTAAAGAAATGGTTTGATGAGCGTGTTATTTATAAGGAACGTATGAAGAAAGCGTTTCAAGCAGGAGATAAAGAAAAAGGCGCATATAATCACCTAATGCAGTATACAATGAAAATTTTGCTTAACAGTTTATATGGAGCAACAGCATTAGGTAGTTTTAGATATGGGAATGTAATACTATCAGAAGCCATTACACTATCAGGACAAAGAATTATACAAGAAAGTGCTTTATGCGCTAATAGGCATATGAATAAGGTAATTAAGGGGCAACTAAAACTAGATATATAATGGAAATAGAAAATCGAAACCAAGACTATCAATTAACTAAACAAGTGCTGGTGTATAGTAGACCTTGGGGGATGTATGAAGTGATATTAGATTCCCCAGAATGTAAAGTAAAACGAATAACTGTAGCACCTGGTCAAAGGTTGTCATATCAATACCACCATAAGAGGAAAGAAACTTGGACTGTAGTTAAAGGTAATCTAACAATTATTTTAGATGGTGAAAAGTTATTTAGAGGACCGGGACAATCCATAAAAATTAACCTAGGAGATAGACATAGAGCTTGGAATGAAACTGATGAGATAGTTCAGTTTATAGAAGTACAAACAGGGACATATTTTGGTGAAGATGATATTGTCCGAATTGAAGATGATTATAAAAGAGAATAATATGACATTAAAAAAACAATCAATCAGAAAAAATATGCATGTGTTGGCAGACGGTGAGCCAATAACAAAAGACGAACTATTAAAAAGAAGTGAGACTTGGTCTGAATCTCAGGAAAACATGTTTAGAAAATGCCTAAAGCAGGGGGTAGTCAAATTTAAAATCAAAGGTGTGGATTATAAAATAACCATTGATGAAAAAACCGATATCAATTCCAAAGGCGATAGACCAATAAATGTTCCACCAATCCCTAATGAAAGGTCATTTTAAAATGAAAATAGAAATATCAAACGGAGAAGTATTAGATAGAATTTCAATTTTAGAAATAAAAAAATTGAATATGAAGGACGCTGCTAATTTAGCCCATATAGAATTAGAATTTCAATCATTAAATCCATATGTTGTTGAACTCTTTACTAAAAATGGACAAGAAATTAAATTGTTATTTTTAGAATTATCTAAAGTAAATAATATATTATGGAAATTAGAAAATATAGTTAGAGATAAAAAAATGAGTGATAAAGAATTTAGGAATTCATCAAAAAGAATATTTAAATATAATGAAGTTAGAAACCAGTTAAAAAATGATATTAATATTATTTCAAGTTCACAATTTAGAGATATAAAAGAATATAGATGAGAGGAATTAAAGGGGCAATAGCCGGAAATTTTGATGTTATGCACCCGGGTTATATTAAAATGTTTAAAGAATGTTTTGATAATTCTGACTGTTTAGTTGTATTTTTACACGAGGATCCCTCGGTGGAAAGGTCTAATAAACACAAACCTATTTTAAGTGTAGAGGAACGTAAAGAAATGTTACTTTCCATTAAGTGGATTGATAGTGTTGTATCATATATGTATGAAGCGACTTTATACGACCTATTTAAAATGGGGGGGTTCGATGTTAGATTTTTAGGAGAGGATTATAAAAACAAACCCTTTACCGGTGATGATTTAAAAATTCCAATCCATTATTTAAATAGAGATCACGGTTGGTCAACAACCAAATATAAACAATTAATTGCCAATTCATTATGAAGCACTTACAGGATACACCTTGGTATATTTGCGACCCCGAATTAACAAACTACGCGGCGTATTGTGATACAGATTCTGTGTATTTGGATGCTGGGCCTATATTATTACATTTGTATCCTGATTTTGAATCATACAATGATAAAGACAAAGATGATATTTTAGAAAAGGTTGCACTTGAATATCAAGATATAATTAATGATGATTATGATAGATTAGCTCGAGAGACATTTAATGTTACATCCCACAGACTTGAAATGAAAACTGAATGTGTTATTCGTTCGGCTTATTTTAGAGCAACAAGAAGATATGCACAGTGGATTACTAAGCAGGAAGGTATAGAGATAGAAAAACTAGACATCAAGGGTTTAGAGTTTATGAAAGCCAACTTCCCACCCATTTTAGGTGAGTTTTTTAATGATATACTCCAACAAGTATTAAAAGGTGAACAAAAAGACAATGTTTTAGCACAAATTAAAGTATTTAAAAAACAAATATTAGGAGGTAGTATCCCCTTAACTGACTTAGGTAACCCAACGTCTATTAAAAAATTAGATAAATATTCGGGCACTAAGGCTAGAGCAGGTGAGATGTTTACTGAAATACTTAAGGGGGCACCCGCCCCGGTGAGAGCGGCTGTTAGATATAACGATTTATTAAGGTTGTGGAGTTTAGATAGAAAACACAACTTGATGACACAATCCGATAAAATAAAATGGATTTATTTAAAGGATAACCCATACAAAATAGAGGCATTAGCCTTCTTTGATTATGACCTACCAGACAAAATACAAAATTTTTTAAATACATATGCTGATAGGAAAAAGGTTTTTGATTCAATCTTATTAAACAAACTTGAAGGATTTTTTAATGATTTAGAATGGAGTTTAGATTTAAACCCACACCTAAATGCGTTAAGTAATTTTGAGATATAATAACAATTTTGTATATTCACACTATGGTAAAGAAGAGAGATTACTGGAAAACAACTAAATGGCCTACGATGGAGTTTACAACTTCTATATCACCTAAGGGTTGTGTTGTGAATTGTGCTTTTTGCCCCCAAAGAACATTGGAAAAGATTTACCACGCACATAAGGGTCAGCCTAAAACGTTGTCCTTAGCCAACTTTATTAAAATTGTAGATAAACTCCCCCCTGAAGTAAGAATTACTATGTCGGGTTTTACGGAACCGTGGTTAAACCAAGAATGTTCTAAAATGGTAGAATATGCACATTATAAAGGGCATCCCCTATCTGCGTTTTCTACGGGTGTGGGGATGAAGGTAGAGGATGTTGAGTTAGTTAAGAAAATCCCCTGGGCAAAAGGACCTAATGGTGGTTTTTGTTTGCATATACCTGATAAAGAAAGGATTGCTGAACATCCCCTTAATAAGAGGTTATATAAGGTGTTTGAAAAATTTAAAGAATACGAAAATGATATTCAATCCTTTTATGTAATGAGTATGGGTGAACCCCACGACTGTGTTAAAGATTTGTGGCCTAACCCCGTAATCCCTAATTTCTGGTCTAGAGCTGGTAATTTAATAGGAGAGGCTCAAATAAAACCCGCATTAGAAAAAATAAAAGATAGATTTCAACATAAGGACCAAAACCAACCTAGTACTTGTGCCTGTATAGAACATTTATATCATAATGTAATTTTGCCTAACGGAGATGTTTCATTATGTTGTATGGATTACAGCTTAGAAAAAATATTAGGAAATATGTTTACAGATGAATATGATGACATAATGCCTGCCCCCTTAACTACCTTTGATATTTGTGGTAGGTGTGAGAATGGTATTAGTCCAAGTGATAAAATTAGAAACAAAAATATAATTATATGATAAATAAAAATGTTCTGCAAAGTGTAATATCTAAATACTATTTAAACGGATTAAACAACCAGGTTAAATGGAGAATGAAGGATAATACCCTAACCATCTACGCTGGTGAAAAGGGGAGAGTATGTAAAGTCCACCTAAATAATTTTGAATTAGAAGATGGTGAGTTGGGGGTATTTGATACAGATAAACTATCAAAGTTAATTTCCATTACAAGCGGTGAATTATCAATTTCCCTTGAAAAAATCAAATCTGTATTTACTAAGATGCATATCTCGGATTTAAATTTCGATTTAACATACTCACTAGCTGATATCTTAATTTTAGGTAAAACTACCTGGTATGAAGACCCGGAAACGTGGGAAATTGAATTAGATTTACAAATGGAGGATGTTGACCACTTGATCAAGGCGAAAAACGCGTTATCTGACGTAAACAACATGCTAATTACTACTACCGATGATTTTGACGGGAATAGTATGTGTGAATTTATATTCGGTGATAACACCGGATTTTCCAACAAAATAACTTACCAACTACGAGGTAAAATCAACGAAAATGACATAAGTATACCGTTTGATTCCGATATTTTTAAATCTATACTCCACTCAAATAAAGATATGGATTCGGGTTCTTTACAGTTATCTAAGAAAGGTATGGTAAAACTAATGTTCAAATCAGACGAAATAGAAAGCATTTATTATATAGCAAGAAATGAATAATTTAATTAAAAATATATAAATTATGCAAAATAAAGTAGAAAAAATTAAAGAATTACCAAAATGGTTTGATGGAACACATTACACTGAAGGAGAAGAAGTAAACAATCCATTTAATGGGGAAAGTTGTTATTTAAACCGTGCAGAATTAAGTATGTATGACTTTATTATGGGTTGCCAATATATGATAGAAATGAAAGGTGGATCATTTGATCCTAGAGGATTTCATATACAAAAAGATATGGCTAAAGGATTAGATTGGTTTAGAAAAGCCAATGCAAAAGCATATATGGTATTATTAGGTTAATTAAAAATATATAAATTATGTATAAAGATTTCAATGACATAGGAAGAGATAGAGCAAATTTAGAGCATATGCCTGATCAAAAACGTCATCAAATAATAAGTTTTATAAAATCTGGTATTAGATTAGGAGGTTATGTTTTCCTTCCTCTTGATCTTGGTATTGCTATGGGAATACTAATAGTAAGTGAAATAATAGGAATAATTGAAGAACTGGTGTAAATGGGCAGATTCAACAAACTAATAGGAGCATTTGGTAATATGTCCTCTATATTGGAGGGGATAAAAAACAGAATATTCACTAATGAGGATGTTGAAGAAATCGCAAAAATTAGATGGAGTATATGTGAGAAATGTCACAATTTCGACACTATAGGAACTAGTTGCACAATCCCTGGTACAGCTCCATGTTGTAAAGATTGTGGATGTATATTAAATCTAAAAGTTAGAGCATTATCTGCTAAATGCCCAATTGATAAATGGTCCGCATTTATGGATGAAGATGCTGAAAAACAATTAAAGGATAGCTTGGATTAGCGACTTTAATTTATTATATTATATGTATAACGGAACATAAGATGTAGCTAGGGCACTTGTTATGTTTAAATTAAATTAATCGAGAGCTTCGGCCTCACAAAAACCAATGATATGAGTACATTACAATTATTAGAAAGGTCTCTAAGTCCTTTCGACATCCTATTTAGGAACCACTTCAATGCTGAAGAACAATTCACACCAGCATTAAATTCCAAACAACCACACCCTCTTAATATTTTCTACAACGATACTGGACTTCATTTTGAAATTGCCTGTACAGGTTTAACTAAAAAAGACGTTATTCTTGATATAGAAGGAGATATTTTAAAAATCACTTACAAAAAACCAGAAGATGAAAAATTCCATGAAGGAACTATCCATCAGGGTTTATCTAAAAAATCCTTTGATTTAAGATATAAAATTGCTCCTAAATTTGATTTAGGATTAACTGATGCATCTTTGACAAATGGGTTATTAGATATCTTTATACCTTTAGCTGAAGAAGCTAAACCAAAATCAATTAAAATAAAGTAAAAAAAGCCGAAAACAACGTGCCCTAGCCATGTTTTTTTCGTATATTTACGTCAAATAAATAGATAACACACATGGCAAGAAAACCAAATTCGCTAACACTGATTGAAGATCCTAACTTGGACCCCTTCTTCATTACTAAAGATGAACATTGTTATACTGTTAACCGAAGGATAACATCTAACAAAGATCATTTTAGATCAACGGGTAAGAGTAAGACTTATACAAAATCTCTTACCTTCCATTCTGATTTCGGAGATGCATTAAAAAGAATAACTAATGAGCAACTACATAATAAGGAACACTTCAAAAACCTAAATGATTTTTTAGACCATTATACAACAATTGAAACTAACATTAAAAACTATTTGAATGAAAAAACTTGAAGCACTATTCGATGCTGTTATCGTTAAACCTATTGAGAACGAAGAAACCCTATATGGGAATATTATTGTCCCTGACATGGGTAAAGACAAAAATGAATATGGGGAAGTAATCTCCGTAGGAGAGGGTAGATTTACCATAATGGGGGAACACATCCCGATGCAAGTTAAAGTTGGAGATTTGGTGGTATTACCAACACAAGGTTTTACCAAATTACCATTTGATGGTGTAGAATATTATGTAGGACCTGAAAATCAAATATTAGCTAGAGTTCTAGACGAAACAAAAGTTACTGATGATTTATCTAAAGGTTTAATAGAGGTATTAGCCGAAACAAAAGTTACTAAAGAAGAGGAATCAAATTTAACCTCTATATAAATGGAAAATAAAATTGAATACGGCAAAAACGCCAGAAAAAACCTAATGAGAGGTATTGATAAATTAGCGGATGCTGTGGCCTCTACCTTAGGACCCAACGGAAGAAATGTAGTTATATTTCAAGGTCCATCCTTACCACCACAATCAACAAAAGATGGTGTAACCGTTGCAAAAGCAATTTCATTAGAAAACCCGGCCGAGGAATTAGGAGTACTACTTATTAAACAGGCTGCGGTTACAACTGGAAATAAAGCAGGTGATGGTACTACCACGTCAACATTATTGGCTAGAGAAATCATTAAGAATGGTTTAACTAGTTTAGATAATGGGGAGAATGCTACCAAAATCAAAAGAGAAATTGATGAGGCTGTAGGGTTGATTATTAAAGAATTACAAGACAACATTTCGGAAGATATCTCGGAAGAAGGACAACTAGAACAAATTGCTACTATATCAGCAAATAACGACCCCGAAATCGGAACTCTAATTTCCCAAGCAATTGAAAAAGTAGGTTTAGAAGGTGTAGTACATATTGAAGAATCAAAAACAGGAGATACCTATCTTGAAACTGTAGAAGGAATGCAGTTTGATAGAGGATACAAATCCCCATATTTTGTAACTGATAATAATACAATGCATAGTGTTTTAGATAGCCCTGCTATATTAATTCTAGACCAAAAATTAAATACAGTTAAAGAATTATTACCAATACTAGAAGCGGTATCGGCACAAGGTAAATCTTTGTTGATCATTGCAGAAGATATTGATAATGAAGCATTAGCTACTTTAATTGTAAACAAAATGAGAGGTACAGTCAATGTATGTGCTGTTAAAGCACCTGATTTTGGTGATAGGAGAACTTTAGTCTTAGAAGACATTGCAATAACAACCGGCGGTGTGGTGTTTGATAAGAAAAAAGGTATGAAATTAGATAAATTCAGCTGGGAGTGGTTCGGGGGAGCTAGAACCGCCACAATAAGTAAAGAACAAACAACAATAGTAGATGGAAGAGGAAAAATTGAATCAATTGAAGCACGTATTGAAGAATTACAATCGCAGATCGAAAAAGCCCAAACCCCGTACGAAACAGAACAACTCCAAAACCGATTGGCCAAGTTCGTCGGAGGAGTAGCTATAGTCCATGTAGGGGGTAATACTGAAACGGAAATGAGAGAGAAGAAAGATAGAGTTGACGATGCACTACATGCAACAAAAGCAGCTATCGAAGAAGGTATCTTACCAGGTGGAGGGGTTGCTTTATTAAATGCTAGTAGAATTTTAAATTCAAACAAAAAAGGGCATGATATTGTTAAAAAGGCATGTACCAAACCCTTCGAGCAGATATTAATGAATGCTGGTTGGGAAGAAAAAGATGCAGCCGCTAAGGGGTCATATGAACTCTCTCCTGAAGAGAAATGGAGTGGGATTGATGTAGAAAATGGTAATATTATTAATTTCAAAGAAAACGGAATTATTGATCCAACTAAAGTTACAAGGTTGGCACTTGAAAACGCGGCCTCAATAGCAGGTACCGTGTTGCTAACAGAATGTACTATTACACAAGATAAACAAAGTATGGAGGAGAAGTTGAAAATTCTCCAATCAATCCAAAATGGTCAATTAGGTGACCAAAATCCTACCTATTAATAATAAATCAAATTAGAAAAAATGAACAAACAAGAATTATTCGAGGAAATTGAAAAAAATTTCAATACCTTATCTGTAGAACACGAAGGAACCACAAAAGCGTCACAACAACGCGCCCGTAAAGCAGCAATGAAAATCAAGAATCTGATTACAGATTATAAGAAGGCATCGGTAAGGGAATCTAAATAATTTAATCGCGGGAGCTTGTCTCCCGCAATTATTTTTCGTATATTATGGACATGGACAAAACAGAACCAAAAACGGAAGTAATTGAGGATTATATCTTAATTGCTCGCAGAGTACCACCGGGGGATAAGTGGCGATTAATTGCTAATGAACCCGATGGAACAATCCACAAAACTCTTACTGATACATTAGAAGCATATATGACAAAAACAGGTTTTAGGGGTGAATATAGGTTAGCACCATTAAAAAGTGAATTATATGCGGTATCAACTACAATAACTGAGATTGAACCTGAAGAAGAACAACGTTTTTCAATTTATGGTGAATATTGATTTTAATTCAAGAATATAAAAAAAGGGAATAAAATAAATGAATATTAGAGAAAACAGTTTATTAAATGAGAAGTACAGACCTACTACTCTAGATAATTATGTTGGTAATGATAAATTCAAATCATCAATTGCTAGGCAATTAGAAAATAATGATATACAAAATTATCTATTTTATGGTACCGCGGGAGTTGGTAAAACTACATTAGCTAAAATTATTGTAGGTAATCTAGATTGCGACTATCTTTATATTAATGCCTCGGATGAAAGAGGGATTGAAACTATTAGAGATAAAGTATCGGGATTTGCAAGTGTTGCTTCTTTTAAACCACTTAAGGTGGTTATTTTAGATGAAGCTGATTTTCTAACCATCCAGGCACAAGCTTCTCTCCGTAATATTATTGAAACCTTTTCACGCACAACCCGATTTATTCTAACTTGTAATTATATTGAACGTGTAATAGACCCCTTACAATCCAGATGTCAAACAATTAAAGTAATGCCTCCTACTAAAAAGGAGGTAGCAGTACATTTAGCTAGTATTTGTGATAAAGAAAGCATAAGTTATACTCCAACCGCCATTGGGAAAATTGTCAATAAGTTCTATCCGGACTTACGTAAGATGCTTAACACTATCCAATCGAGTAATATTAAGAACGAATTAGTATTAGATGATTCTTTACTCGTTAGTACTAGCTATTTATCTGCTATTTTAAAAGAATTAACAAAAACAAAACCTAAATTTAATGTCCTTCGCCAAATAATAGCAGACTCTAATGTTGATGATTATGAAGAAGTATTTAGATTTTTATATGATAATGCTGACAAATATCTCCCGGGTAAATCCGGAACAGCAGCTTTTCTAATTAATGAACATCAATATAAAGCTAATTTTAGAATAGACAAAGAGATTAATATAATGAGCCTAATTAATAATTTAATAACAAGTAAGTAATGGAAAAACCGATTCAACCACCACCAATTGATTTAAAATCAACAGTAGGAATGAAAAATGCCGAAGGTGGAAGTATCTTCAAATCAGGAGTAATTTTGAGGAAAATCTCTAAATTCGTAACAGGAACGGATAATGATGCTATAATGCCTATTCCGATTTTTTACGACCCAACCACTAATAAAATATTAGGTGAAGGTTTACCTGTGGAATTAAGAGAAGAATTAAAAGACGAAATAGTTTAATGAAAAATATCTGGGATTGGCTTAAACAAATAAATAATATTAAGGCTGATCCTAGTTCCTTTTCTGATGAAGATTGGGAATTATGGAATAGTTATATGGTCCACAGATTTATGTCTATGAACCCCGATTATTTGGATTTAGTTAACGAGGCACAAAAAATCATGCCTCAAAACAAAAAAGAAATTTATTCAATTTATAGAGAATATATCCCTAAAAACAACAAGTGGAATAAATATATTAAATCAACAATTAAGCAACGCCCGACCGAACTATTAAAACATTTAAGTAGTTACTGGGAATGTTCTCAAACGGAGGTAAAACAATACCTAAAATTTTTGGAGGACGAAGAAATAGTTCGTATATTAACGAGTGTAGGATTAAATAAGAAAGAAATAAAACCTTTATTAAAATGACAAAAGAATTATATAATATGTTATATACTTCGGCACATGCCGATAAAGCAAAAGCATTATTATCTCTAGATTTATTAGGTAACAAAGGGGTGGGTATTGGTGACCATTCAACAAACGATTTTTATAAGAATGCTGAAGAATCACTTATTATGTTAGTTGATGCTGATGATAGATTATCAGCCTTAGATGAATATTTTAATAATAAAGGACAATTAAATGGGTAGTTCAATAATTAAATACGAAGAAAATATGAGCGATAGAGAAATTATGAATGCTAAAGATGGTAAAACAAACGAGATAGATGTAATTTTACATTTTGAAGAACAATACCCTGAATTATCAGATGAATTCCAGAATATACAAGAAGAACAATATGAGATGTTTGCTCGTAAACACCTTGACTACGGTTTGAATAACATTGCCTTAGGTGGGGATATCATTAATAATAGAGATGATAAACAATTTTCACTAACTGGGTTATGTATTAGATTAACTGATAAAATTTCACGTTTAAAAAATCTATTAATTAATGGTAAATCATTTGTTGAAGGTGAAAGCATGGAAGATACATTTATAGATATTGCCAATTATGGAATAATCGGGTTACTGGTTGGGCGAAACAAGTGGAAAAAATAAACTGGTTATAAATTTAAATGGTCATATGCCTAAAAAACTCCCAAAAATAGTAAAATATATTAGAAACAACCCACCGGAACCTGTTAACTACGCATTTCAGAAGAATATTTCATATTCACAGATGAGTATTTTCCGTTCTTGCCCTCATAGGTGGAAACTTCAGTATAAAGACAAAATCAAAAGATTTACATCTTCTATACATACTGTTTTTGGAACAGCCGTACATGAAGTAATGCAACATTATTTAGATGTAGCTTACGAAAAATCATTTGCATTTGCAGATCGAGATATAGATATGTCTGAGTTATTTCAAGAAAAATACATAGCCGAATATCAAAAACAATACAAATCAAATAAAAACCAACATTTCTCTGATGCAGCTGAAATGAGGGAATTTTTCGAAGATGGCATTGCTATATTAGAATGGTTTAAGAAAAAACGTAGCAGATATTTTAGTAAAAAAAGTACATATTTAGTTGGTTGTGAATTACCGTTAGTAATTGCGCCAAATAAAATGGTAAATAACGTATTATACATGGGATATCTGGACGTTGTCACATACCATGAAGGAACAGATACATTCAAGATAATCGACATAAAAACCAGTACTAAAGGTTGGAATGATTATAATAAAAAAGATGAAGAAAAACAATACCAATTATTACTGTATAAACAATATTTCTCTGAACAATATGGTATACCATTAGATAAGATTGAAATTGAATTTTTTATACTTAAACGAAAAGTATTAGACGCAGATGATGAAAATTTATTATCACCTTATCAATCATATAGAGTACAACAGTTTACACCCCCAAGTGGTAAAATTAAATTAGGCAGAGCAAAAACAGCAATTAATAACTTTATAAATGAATGCTTTAATTCAAATGGGGATATTAAGGATGTTGAATATCCTAAGTCTCCCAGCTCTTGGAATTGTCGTTTTTGCCCATATAAAGAAGACAAAGAATTGTGTGGGGCAGGTTTAGACTTTATATAATTTGAAGACTATTCATATATGTATAATATATAAATATATAAATAAATAAATATAACGTTATTAAAAATTAAATTATGTCAAACCCAACAAAAAAAATGACACTAACTAGTGTCAAGGTCCAAAGTAAATTATTCGAAGATTTCAAAGTAGAATGTGTCCGCAGAAAATTCAGTTTCCAAAAACTTGCCGACCGTAGTCTCTTTTTATATCTTACAAACGAAGATTTTAGAAAGCAAATTACCAATCAAATAAAAATCGAACTTTAAAATAAACATAAATTCATGAGTAAAAGTTTTAAACACCTCCCTATGAATGAGAGGAAAAAAATAGTTTTAATATGTGATGACATTCGAGTAAATTCCGGGGTTGCCACCATAGCCAAAGAAATTGTTACACATACTTGTGGGTATTTTAATTGGGTGAATATGGGGGGTGCAATTAACCATCCAGAATTGGGTAAAGTTTTAGATTTATCAAAGGAATCAGGGGAAGTAGTAGGAATTGATGACGCTAGTGTTAAAATATACTGCGTAAATGGATATGGTAATGATGAAGAAGTTAGACAAATCTTAGATATTGAAAAACCCGATGCTCTATTATTATTTACCGACCCTAGATACTTTACTCATGTATTTAACATGGAGGATGATATCAGGAAAAAAATGCCTATAGCTTATATTAATATTTGGGATGACTACCCCGCACCAAGATACAACCAAGCATTTTATGAGTCGTGTGATTTATTAATAGGCATCTCAAAACAAACAAAAAATATTAATGAGTTAGTATTAGAGGATTGTGATACAAGTAAGAAAGTATTTAAATACATACCCCACGGTTTAAACCACAACGATTACTTCCCTCTAGATAAAGAACATAGTGATTATAAAGACATGCAAATCTTTAGAAATGATATAATGGGGGGTAAGGATGTTAACTTTGTCTTATTTTTTAATTCAAGAAATATTAGACGTAAACAAATCCCAGATACAATGCTGGCATTTAGACACTTCTTGGATGGTTTACCAGATGAAGAGGCACAAAAAGCCAGGTTAATTTTACATACTGAAATATCAACCGACCACGGTACTGATTTAGAACAGGTAAGGGAATTATTATTTGGAGAAAAATACCCAAACTCCATAATATTTTCACTTAATAAGTTAGGAAGAAAACACTTAAATTATTTGTATAATATAGCAGATGCCCAAATATTGTTAACTTCGAATGAAGGTTGGGGATTAACAATCACGGAAGCGATGTTAGCAGGAACACCAATTATAGCCAATGTTACTGGTGGGTTACAGGATCAAATGAGGTTTGTTGATGAAGATGGTAAGTGGTTTGAACCTACCCCTGAAGTCCCATCTAACCACCGGGGTACTTATAAAGAACATGGTGAGTGGGTCTTCCCAGTTTACCCCACCTCAAGATCGCTCCAAGGATCACCTCCAACACCTTATATTTACGATGATAGGTGTGCTTGGGAAGATGCAACTAAACAAATTCAAAAAATCTATTCCCTAAGCCGAGAAGAACGTAAAGCTAAAGGATTAAAGGGTAGAGAATGGGCTATAAGTGATGAAGCAGGGTTTACTGCTGACAAACAAGCCGAAAGAATAGTTGAGGCTTTTGCCGAACTATTTAAAGTTTGGGAGCCAAGAGAAGATTATGAGATAGTAAATGCAACCGACTATAAAGGTAAAAAGTTAAACCATAAAATCATATACTAATGAACAAACCAAGTTTTTATATAAGCTGCCCCTTTGACACTTATAGTGGTTACGGAGCTAGATCCCGAGATATTGTAAAGTCAATTATCGAATTAGATAAATACAATGTTAAAGTATTGAGTCAAAAGTGGGGTAATACCCCTATGAATTTCACCCAGGACCATAAAGAATGGGAATTCTTAAAAGATATGGTAATACCGGGGGTTAACCAACAAAACAAACCAGATATTTGGATGCAAATTACTATCCCAAGTGAATTTCAACCCGTAGGAAAGTATAATATTGGTTGTACCGCTGGGATTGAAAGCACGGGTTGTGACCATACGTGGGTTGAAGGTTTAAATAGAATGGATATGAATTGGGTTTCATCAAAACATAGTAAAAAAGTATTTACTGAAGCTAAATTTGAACAAAAAGATAAACAAGGCAGGACTACAGGTCATGTTTTAAAAAATACTAAACCTATGGAAGTTGTATTTGAAGGCGCTAATTTAGATGTCTACAAATATTTGAAAGATAGTGAAGTAAAATTAGACTTAAGCCAAATAAAAGAAAATTTTTGTTACTTGTTTGTAGGTCATTGGATGCAGGGAGATATGGGCCATGATAGAAAGAACGTTGGGTTGATGATAGATTATTTCTTCCAAACATTCAAAAACAAAAACCAACGCCCGGCTTTAATATTAAAAGCCTCTACGGGTAGAAATAGTTACATGAGTAGAGAAACAATATTAAATAAAATCCAAAAGATTAAAAAATCCTATGAGGATGATGATTTACCTAATGTTTATATATTAAATGGTGCACTTACTGACACTCAGGTAAATGAGTTATATAATCACCCTAAAGTAAAAGCAATGGTTAGTTTAACTAAAGGGGAAGGATTTGGTAGACCACTACAAGAATTCTGTTTATCCAAAAAACCATTAATAGTATCAGGTTGGTCGGGCCATATGGACTTTGTAGAACCGGGATTTTCAGTAGTTCTAGGTGGGAAATTAGAACCAGTACACCATAGTGCAGCTAACCAATGGTTGAAAAAGGAATTTCAATGGTTTCAGGTTAATCGTAAGCAAGCTAAAGATGCATTTAAAAATGTGTTTACCAATTATAAAAAATACATAGACCCTGCTAAACAACAGGGCCACCTAATTAAAACTAATTTTAGTTACGATAAGATGAAAGAATTAGTAGGGGGTATTTTAGATAAAAATTTACCTGAATTCGCAACGGAATTAAAATTGAGTTTACCATCGTTGGGAAACCCACAACTAACAACCCCCCAACTTAAATAAATTAAAATGGAACAATTTGATGAAATAGTGGATTGCCCCAAATCAGGTGGAGACCTATGCTACAGGGTAGAAGTAACTAAAGATATTACTACTTATTATAGTTTATCTTGTGGTTTTTGGACTAATAGCTTAATGACCCCGGACCAAGAATTTTTTAAAGAACAAATGTCTATACTTCCGGAGTTATATAAAGACTTAGCTTGGACTGATGTTAAAACTGGGCTTACCTGGTTACCTAACACACTAAATGTCCCTGAATTAGGGATGGTATATGCTGATGGTTATGGTGACGGAGAGTGGTCTTGGGCAGCAGTCAAATCTATTAAGTTGGAAGAACCAATTGTAAATAAAGATGGTACTAAAACCTTATATAAGCCCGATATGTCTACAGTTGTTCGTTTTAAGGAACGTGATTATATGGATGCATTAAGCTATATAGGTGCACTTCCTGAGTAATTTTAATATGTCGAAATATGGGAATAAAAATTTCTTATGCAATAACTTGTTGTAATGAATTAGATGAAATAACTAAATTATTAAACTTACTTTTAGCAAAAAAACGTAAGGAAGATGAAATAGTTGTTTTATTTGATAAAAAGGGAGGTACTCCTGAAGTATGGTCTCGTTTACAGGAATTATTAGAGGAACCTAACACCAGAGTAAAATCAGCTACCTTCAAACACCACTTTGCGGATTGGAAAAACCACTTAACAACATTATGTACCGGGGATTATATATTCCAAATAGATGCAGATGAGTACCCACATACCACATTAATATCTCATTTACCTAAAATATTAGAAAACAACCCGGATAATGAGGTTTACTTAGTACCTAGAGTTAATACTGTAAAGGGTTTAACCCCCTACTATATAAAAAAGTGGGGTTGGAGAGTTGATAATAGGGGCTGGGTTAACTGGCCTGACCATCAATGGCGTATTTGGAAAAATAAACCCGAAATTAGGTGGGTAAATAAAGTACATGAAGTATTGGAAGGACATAAAACATTCTCAGCAATCCCCCCTATGGAAGACTTTGCCTTATACCATCCAAAAGAAATAAATAGACAAATAAAACAAAACGAATATTATAATACCTTATGAAAGTAATATATAGGATTAGTGATAATGGCTATAATAAAGCAAAACCTGATTTCATCACCAATGAAAAATGTTTAGCTAATGCTCTAAGAACCTTTAAAGGAGCCAATTGGAGTATTATAGCAGATAATATTTCTACTGAGACAAACGACATGATTCAAAGACATATTTCACGTGATCATATCCTTTATGCTGAAAAAGGTAATGGTGCTGCCACTTTTAATTTAGCACTGGATGAAGCCTTAACATATAACGATGATGAAATTATATACTTCATGGAGGATGATTACTTACATAAACCCGGATCTGAAAAAATAATTAAAGAAGCATTTGAATTGGGGGCATCATTCGTCTCATTATATGATCACCCTGACAAGTATATGGAACCGAATGAGGGGGGTAATCCTTATTGTAAGGGGGGAGCTGAAGATACTAGGGTATATAAGACCGATTCCGTACATTGGAAGATAACAAATAGTACAACTATGACATTTGCTGCTAAAGTTAATACATTAAAGAAAAATGAACAGATACTTAGAAAACATACATCGGGAACCCACCCTAATGATTTTCAAATGTTTTTAGATTTAAGAAAAGAAAATCAATTATTAATAACACCGATACCCGGTTATTCAACTCACGGAGAAACAGCTTGGTTAACCCCACTTACAAAATGGCAATTAGTATAATCATACCAACTTATAGAAACCCAGAATATTTAGATATTTGTTTAGAATCAGCTATTCAGTATCAAAGATATGAAAATGAAATCATTGTAGCTGTAGATGGTTTTATAGAAGAAAGTCAACATATTTTAGATAAACATAAAGACAAAATTAAAGTACTAGATTTAGGAGTAAATCAAGGTATGCAACAAGCACTTAATCTAGCTGTAATGAATGCTAGTAATGAAGTAATATTCATAGTTAATGATGATAATGTGTTTTGTGCTGATTTTGATATGGTTATCAAAAAGAACGTTAACAATAGAAGGGTATTAACATTAAATCAAATCGAACCAACAGGTCCAGGTATTTTCAATTTTCCTGTAAAGGATTTTGGACGTAACCCTAAAGAATTTGATTTAGAAGCATTTATAGCATATGAACGTTCTATAAAAAAAGATAAATTAACTATTGATGGTGGTATATTTCCCTTTGCTATGTATAAAAAGGAATATATGATAGTAGGTGGGTTTGATGTTATGTACCAATCACCTTTTATATGTGACTGGGATTTCTTTTTAAAATTAGATTTAAATGGTATAGGCTTTACTAGAACACATGAAGCCCATTTATATCATTTTGGTAGCACAGCAACAAAAAACGGAAACGAAGGTGAAAAGTTTAAAGCTACGGAAGGGCCGGCGGCACAATTATTTATATATAAGTGGGGGATAGCACCCCAAATATTTAACAATCTATCACACAATCCTAAACATAATGAGATAATAAATGGAATCAAATATGAATAAAAAAGTTTTAATAACAGGAGTAGCCGGTTTACTAGGAAGTAGATTGGCTGATTGGATCATCGAAAACAAACCAGAATATAAAGTAGTTGGTATAGATGATTTAAGCGGTGGGTTTAAGGAAAATATTAACCCAAAAGTAGATTTTTGGCAAATGGATCTTGTAAATCACCCAATTGAAAATTGCTTTGAAGTAAATAAGTTTGATTATGTATTCCATTTTGCGGCATATGCCGCCGAGGGTTTATCACCTTTTATACGTACTTTCAACTATGATAACAATTTAAAACCCACAGCCGCCATAGTCAATGAGTGTATAAAACATAGCGTTAAAAGATTGGTATTTACGTCTACATTAGCAGTATATGGTCATGGTGAAGGTGGAATATTTCATGAGGAACAACAACAAGCACCAATTGACCCTTATGGGGTTGCAAAATATGCTTGTGAGATGGATATTCAAATAGCTAATGAACAACATGGTTTAGACTATTGTATTATCAGACCTCATAATGTATACGGAATTAAACAGAATATCTGGGATAAATACAGAAATGTATTAGGTATTTGGATGTTCCAACACTTGAATAACCAACCAATGACTATTTTTGGAGATGGTATCCAAACCCGAGCATTTAGTTATATTGATGATATATTAGAACCATTATGGAATGCAGCTGTAAGACCAGAAGCAAGTAAAGAAACAATCAATTTGGGAGGAATATCTAAACATTCAATTTTACATTCAGCTCAAATATTACAAAGTGTAATTGGTGGGGGTGATTTAGTATTTAAAGAAGCAAGACATGAGGTAAAACATGCAATACCAACGTATCAAAAATCAATTGATATATTAGGGTTTGAACATAAAACGTCATTAAAGGCAGGGTTACAAGAAATGTGGGAATGGGCTCAAAAACAACCTATGCGAGAACGTTTTGTATGGCCTAAGTATGAGTTAGAAAAAGGTATTTATTCATTTTGGAAAAATTAGTAGTATGAAGATTGGAATTATAGGTCAGGGTTTTGTTGGTAATGCAGTTTATCAAAAGTTTAAAAAATACTATGATATTAAAACATATGATATAAAGGGTCTAATCCATTGTAATGGTAAGGAACAAGAGGCATTAGATAATGATGTTGTATTTGTTTGTCTACCAACACCTATGAATGAAGATGGAACTTGTCATGTAAATATTGTTGAAGCAGCTATTAAACGTATATTTGAATTTGGAGTTGCTACGACAGTAGTTATTAAATCAACTGTATCTCCTGGCACTACAGCTAAATGGAATAAACAATTCCCAACACTTAATGTTGTATTTAATCCTGAGTTTTTAACTGAAGCAAATGCCGTAAGTGATTATGAAAACCAAACACGTATTATATTAGGTGGACCCAGAAAAGCAACCACTAAATTAAAACCAATATTTAAAAAAGCATTCCCCAATGCTGATATCATAAAAACCGATTCAACATACGCGGAGATGATTAAGTATGTTACTAATAGTTTCTTAGCTACTAAGGTATCATTCGCAAACGAAATGTACCAGATATGTGAGGGATTAAAAGTAGATTATGATAAAGTAATAGAATACGCCACTTATGACGATCGTTTGGGGAAATCCCATTGGTCTGTTCCCGGACCCGATGGTGATTTTGGTTATGGGGGACACTGTTTCCCAAAAGATGTAAAGGCCTTAATAACAATATCAGAGGATTTAAATATTTTTCCCAAAATGTTATTAGCCACGGAAGGCAAAAATAACGAGGTCCGAAAAATCCGCGATTGGGAAAAAATGAAAGGTCGCGCAGTACTTTAAAGACACCCGCGCAAAGGCTTGGCTACCGCAGTAATTTTTCGTATATTTACGGGTAAATAAGGATAAAAACAATAAAGGTTATGAAACTACTACAAATTAGATTAAAATTAAAAAAAGAATATTTAATCGGAATACTTGAAGATTATGATAATTCAATTAAAGGAAAAATTGCAATTTCACTTTACGGAATAAATAACTCAGAGGCTATTACCTCACTAAGAGAAAAGAGAGAATTTTTTAAAGGACAACTTACAATTATTGAACAAGTTTTAAACACTGAAATATAAATATTATGTCAAAAGGAACAACAACAAAAGTATTTATTTCTCATAACGAATATTGCACAAGTGCATTAACAGTATCTTCAAAAACTGGAATTAAAATTTATATTGCTGCAGAGGAAATTTTATCTTCTCCAACTTTATCAAAGTTTTATGGTGTAGTTGATTATTGTGAAATCACAATTCAAGAAATGGAAGAATTAAAAAAAATAAGTTATACAAGAGGAGCAGAAGATTCTAGCCTTATCAAAAATAATCTTCAATAAAAGTTATGTTTGAAGAACAAGTATTTTGGAAAGATGGATTTGATGCTATTGAAGCTAAAGGTGGTTTACATTTCCGCGCATTTGGTTTAAATCAATTCATTAAAAAAGTTGAAAAAGAGGGTACTGAAGTAGTAGGTATCAAATTTGAAGGAAATAATTTAGAGTTAATTATTAAAAAATAAAGGTTATGAACGAATTACACGAATTTATCTTAGATATGCGCTCTACAAGTAGCGCACTTGAAAAAACCCAAATTATAAAATCCTCAAGTCCCTTTATTCATAAGATATTAGAAGCAACTTATAACCCCCATAAACAATATTACGTCACAAGTAAAACTTGTTTAAATAATACACATTTAAGGGAAAACCATAATTTAGATTTATTTGAATTATTAGGGGTACTAAATACCCGAGAAGCTACGGGACATAAAGCTATTAAGTTAATTTTAAGTTTTATAGATAATAACCCCGGTGGGGATTTAATATTTAAAATAATTGATAAAGACTTAGGTATTAGGGCGGGTGCAAAAATAATTAACAAAGCAATACCTGGATTAATCCCAACATTTTCAGTAACATTAGCTAAAGAATATGATGGTAAATGTAACTGGAGTGAAGGTTGGATGGCATCCAGAAAATTAGATGGAGTTAGGTGTTTAGCCGTTGTTAATTACGAGGGTGAATGTACACTTTATTCTAGAATGGGTAAAGAATTAACTACATTAAATAGAGTAAAGGAAGCAATCGAAGCAACCGGTATTATTAACACTGTATTTGATGGAGAAATTTGTTTAGTTGACGAGAATGGAGATGAGGATTTCCAAGGTATAATGAAACAGCTAAGACGTAAAGACCACCAAATCTTAAACCCAGCTTATATGGTATTTGATATGATACACAAACCCAATTTTGATAATCAAAAAGGTGGTCCTATTTTAAGTCAAAGATTAGGAGCGTTAAGAGGATTTTTAACAGGTAGATATATTACAAATAATATTTTACGTTATACTGAGCAACATAGAATAACAGATGATACCCATTTGGAAAATTGGATTAAATTAGCGGCAGATAATAAATGGGAGGGTGTTATGTTACGTAAAGATATAACTTATGAAGGTAAACGTACTAAAAATTTACTTAAAGTAAAAAAATTCCACGATGCCGAGTATGAAGTGGTAGGGTTTGATATAGACGACCACGAAGTGGTTAGAGATGGGAAATCGGTTACGTTACAATTACTGGCCCAAGTGTATATTGAGCATAAAGGACATAAGGTAAAAGTTGGTAGTGGCTTTACACAAGAACAACGCCTACAATATATGGATGGTTCCATTGTAGGTAAAATCATTACAGTACAATATTTTGAAGAAACCCATAATGATAAAGGTGGAATCAGTTTACGATTCCCAACTGTAAAAATTGTTCATGGGGATAAAAGAGAAATGTAAAGTAAGCTGAAAGTATGCGAGGAAGCAGGATATCTTTTGTATATTTACACAAATAAAAAGGTTATGACATACGAATATTTTAAAAGTACTTACTTAATAGAAGGGTTTACAGATAGTAAGGGTCAACCCAAACATACTAGATATGTAAAGAAATACTTTTACCAATTTAGAAAACAATTATTAGAAGAATTTGGTCCACAATTAGATTTACATTACTGTTCTAAACCAGATTGCCATTATCATACTACTTATATGCATTGTGGTAAACCCGTTGTAATGGAATTAGAACATATAAATGGAATTACTAATGATGCCAGACCAGAAAATTTAAAATCTTTATGTTCTATATGTCATACTCAAACAACGGGTTATAAGGGTCGT